ACCCTAACAGAGTGATTATAGACAGATTCAAACTGTTTGTCAACTACTTGATCTATGTGCTATAATGAACAAAGATTAATAAGACTTATAAATGAAAGAAAAGAAAAAGAATCCTAATTATGTTAATAATAAAGATTTTCATGATGCATTGATTACTCATAAGAGAAGACTGGAAGAATCAAAAACTAATGGTCTTCCACCACCAAGGATTTCTAATTACCTTGGTGATTGTTTTTTGAAAATTGCTACTCACTTATCATATCGTCCAAACTTTGTGAATTATATGTTTCGTGAGGATATGATTTCAGATGGTGTAGAAAATTGTGTTCAATATATCAATAATTTTGATGTTAATCGATCAAATCCATTTGCTTATTTTACTCAAATTGTTTGGTATGCTTTCTTGAGACGAATTTCCAGAGAAAAGAGACAAATGGAAATTAAAGAAAAGATTATTGAACGCAGTGGATTTGAAGAAGTGTTTACTGCTGATCAAGGATTTAATAGATCAGATTACAATACAATTAAAGATAATATTCAAATTAAATTGAGTCAATGAAGATCGGATTAATTACGGATACTCATTATAACTTTAGAAAAGCAAATAAATCTTTCCATGAGTATTTTGCTAAATTTTATGATGACATATTTTTTCCTACTTTAGAAAAACGTAAAATTAAAACTGTCATTCATTTGGGTGATGCTTTTGATAGTCGTAAAGGTGTTGATTATTGGGCTCTTGATTGGGCAAAGGAAAATGTTTATGATAGATTTCAAGATTTGGGAATTACTGTTTATAATATTGTAGGAAATCACGATGCTTATTATAAAAACAGTAATGAAATTAATGCCATAGACACACTTCTTCAACAATATTTTAATGTAGTTAGAGTTTCTAAACCAGCAGAATATATTATTGAGGGAATGAAAACTGTTCTTCTTCCTTGGATATGTGCTGATAATGAAAAAGAAACTTTTAAACTTCTTGAAGAAACAGAAGCAAAAGTTGTTTTTGGTCATCTTGAACTAAATGGATTTACAGTTTATCCTGGACAATATCAACAAGAAGGACTGGATAAAAAAGTATTTCAAAAGTTTGATAGAGTTTATTCTGGGCATTATCATACTCGTAGTGATGATGGAAAAATCTTTTATCTTGGAAATCCATATCAAATGTTTTGGAATGATGTAGATGATAATAGAGGATTTAATATTTTTGATACTAATGAATATGAGTTAGAAAAATTTGATAATCCATATAGTATGTTTGAAAGAATATATTATGATGAGACAGATTATAAGAAATTTGATACTTCATATCTAACAAATAAAATGGTTAAGATAGTTGTTAGAAAAAAGGAAGATCATTTGAAGTTTGATAAGTTTGTAGATAGTATACTTAAAGTAAATCCATTGGAACTTAAAATAGTTGAAAACATTGATGTTTTTGATGATGATGTAGATTGTTCTGACATTACTACTGAAGATACATTAGGCATTTTGGATAAATATGTGCAAGAAGCAGATTTTGATTTAAATAAAGATATGGTTAAAAAACTTTTACGAGATGTATATAAAGAAGCATTAGAAATAGAATAATGTTTATACTTACTATCAAAGAAAAAGAAGATGAAGGTGCATATGCAGTCATTGACGATGATGGTGAGAAAGCATTGTATTTTTTTGAAGAAGAAGATGATGCTGAAAGATATGCTGGTCTTTTGGAAGCAGAAGATTATCCAGAAATGTCTGTAATTGAAGTTGAAGATGAACCAGCAATAAAAACCTGTGAGATGTATGGATATCATTATGTTATAATTACCCCAAATGAACTTGTAATTCCTCCGCGAGAAAATGATTGTATTCAAGCAAATAAGTTATCGTAATTTTTTATCATCGGGGAACCAACCGACTCAAATTAAATTTACAGATACGCAAACTGCATTAATTGTTGGTGCAAATGGATCTGGAAAGAGTACGATGTTGGATGCTTTGTGCTTTAGTTTGTTTAATAAAGCATTTCGTAAAATTACAAAAGGGCAATTAGTCAATTCAACCAATGAAAAAGAATGCTTGGTTGAGATTGAATTTAGTATTGGAACAAGAGAGTATAAAGTTGTAAGGGGAATTAAACCAAATATTTTTCAAATTTGGATTGATGGTGTTTTGCAAAATCAAGCAGCAGCATCTACAGATCAACAAAAACAACTGGAAGATAATATCTTAAAATTAAATTATAAGTCATTTACTCAAATTGTAATTTTGGGTAGTGCTTCTTTTGTGCCTTTTATGCAATTATCTACTGCACACCGTAGAGAAGTTGTAGAAGATTTATTGGATATTAAAATCTTTTCTGCGATGAATGCGGTGATTAAAGATAGAATTAAAAATACAAATGATAAAATTAAAGAACTTTCTTTGAAGCAATCTATGACCGAAGAAAAGGTTGAGATGCAAAAAGAATTTATTGAAAGTATTGAAAAAAGTGGTAAAGAAAATATAGAAAAGAAAAAGGATAAAATAACTTCTATTTCTACCTATATTGACCAGTTAACAGCAGAGAATGGACAAAAGGTGTCAGTGGTGTCAGAAACCCTTCAACCTCAATTGGAAGACCTTCTGGATGCATCTAAAAAATTAAAAAAACTTTCTAATTTGAAGGGCAAGATTTCTGAAAAAGTATCAAGTATTACAGAACAGCATAAGTTTTTCAATAATAATTCGGTATGCCCCACTTGCACTCAAACAATTGAAGAAGATTTTAGGTTAAATAAAGTTAGTGAATCTGAAATTAAAGCAAAGGAACTTCAGCAAGGTTATAATGAGTTAAAAGAAGCAATTCAACAAGAGGAAAAAAGAGAACGTGAATTTAATGTCGTTTCAAAAGAAATCAATTCTTTAAATAATGAAATTTCTAACAATAATGTTAAAATTTCCCAACTTAATAAACAATCAAGAGACCTGGAACAGGAAATTCAAGACATTGCCAACAAAATTAAAAACAGAAATGTTGAAAGAGAAGCATTAACTGAACTGGAACAATCTTTAAATTTAATTGAAATTGAAAAAGCAAATCAAAAAGAAAATATAACTTACTATGATTTTGCTAATTTTTTAATGAAAGATGGTGGCATAAAAAGTAAAATCATAAAGCAATATTTACCATTGATGAATAAGCAGATTAATAAGTATCTGCAGATGATGGATTTCTATATTAATTTTACTTTGGATGAAGAATTTAAAGAAAATATTAAATCTCCAATTCATGAAGATTTTACATATGAAAGTTTTAGTGAAGGAGAAAAGATGAGAATTAATCTTGCAATTTTGTTTACTTGGAGAGAACTTGCAAGAATGAAAAATTCAGTCAATACCAATCTTCTTATTTTGGATGAAGTATTTGATAGTTCTTTGGATTTTATGGGAACAGATTACTTCACAAAAATTATTAAATATGTGATAAAAAATACTAATATATTTGTGATTTCACATAAGACAGACGAATTGATTGATAAGTTTGATAGGATTGTTAAGTTTGAAAAGATTAAAGGATTTAGCAAAATGGTTGACTGACCTTTGGATTTTTGGTATGATTGGTAAAGGTAAATGTGCCTTTTTATGACTTACTCTGAATTTACTGTTACTATGCCCGAAAACACAAATGCTAATGGTTTCTGGAAATACAACGAAGATAAAATCCTAAAACAACTTGAACAATATATTGCTGGTACTTATAGTCAGCATTATGTTGATAGGACTGGTGGTGGAACAGAACAAACCCTTGATAAAATTAAACACAATCGTCGTGAAGGATTCTGTGCTGGAAACATAACCAAATATACTGATCGTTATGATACCAAGGGAACTCCTCGTGCTGATCTTTTCAAAGTGTTGCATTATACTATTCTTTTAATTAATCATCTCAATCTCGTTGAAAACAATTGAAACTTAAACCCCAAATTATGAAACTTTCTGAATCTACTATTACTATTTTAAAAAACTTTTCTTCAATCAATCAGTCTATTTTGGTTAAGGAAGGTTCCAAACTTCGCACAATTTCTGTGATGAAGAACATTCTTGCAGAAGCAGAAATTAAAGAAGAATTCCCAAAAGATTTTGCAATCTATGACCTTAACCAATTTCTAAATGGATTAGGACTGCATCAAGACCCAGACCTTGATTTTGAAAATAATTCTCACGTTATTATTCGTGAAGGAAAACGTCGTGTGAAGTATTTCTTTGCCGATCCAGAAGTTATTGTGTCTCCTCCAGAAAAAGATATTGTTCTTCCTTCTCAAGATGTTTGTTTTCAACTAGAACATTCACAATTGGATAATTTGAAGAAAGCGGCAGCAGTGTATCAACTTCCAGATCTTTCTGTTATTGGTGAAGCAGGTGTAATTCGTTTGGTTGTTCGTGATAAAAAGAATGATACTTCTAACGAATATTCAATTGTGGTTGGTGAGACTGATAAAGAATTCACTTTTAACTTCAAGGTGGAGAACCTTAAGATTATTCCTGGTTCTTATGATGTGGTTGTGTCAGAAAAACTTCTGTCTAAATTCACAAACGAACGTTATAATTTGACCTATTATATTGCTCTTGAACCCTGATTAATTTTTATCTTATATTATGAATATTTTTGTGACTGATGAGTGTCCTGTTCTTTCTGCTGTGTCACTTCCTGACAAGCATATTGTCAAAATGCCTCTAGAGACTTGTCAGATGATTTCCGTCATCTACTCCAAGTGGTATCATAACTGGGGAACTATTCCGAAAAAAGATGGAACCCCTTATAGTACAGAAAAAGGAGCATTCAGAAATCATCCTTGTACTGTGTGGGCAGCAGAGAACTATGAAAACCTTGCCTGGTTAATTCGGCACGGTTATGCTCTTTGTAATGAGTATCGGCATCGTTATGGTAAAGTTCATTCTTGCTTTGATAGTCTTTTAGCAGCAGAAGTTATCTTTTTGGATAACTCGCAAGAAAGTCTTGAAATTTATAAGAATGTAAAATCTTTTACTCGTGCAATGCCTGATGAGTTCAAACTTGATGAAAGTATTGATACACCAACAGCATACCAAAAGTATGTTGTGTCTAAACCTTGGGTTGCGGATAACTATCTCCGTATGCCCCAGCGTAAACCTGATTGGATATGAACTATCAAAAAGGTGATATTTTCCTTGATAAGGATACATATAAGTTGTATATTTTTGATGGGAATGAATGGTGGGAAATTGTCCCTACTTCTGAATTGAAAAAACCTGATTGGATTTATAATTATGCGTGAAGATTTTTTGTGGGTGGAAAAATGG